GGGAAGTTACAGACATATCTAAGTACTGCCCAGATTGTGGAAAGACAGAGTACATTGAAGACAATAGAGAAAAGAAGCAGTCAGACACTAAGTTTTCCAACATACCTAGTTGGACTTGTAGTAACTACAAGGAGAAAAATGGTTGTGGTTGGAAAGCATGGGGAGATACTGACTGCCCAACAGAATGGCTTTAGAACAAGCAGGTAGTAACTTAGATAAACTTATTGATAGGATTAAGGAAAAATATCCTGAACATAATTTTGATATACCACCTGCACCTGATACTAAATGTAAAAGTTCTTTTAATTGCAAAGGAGTTAATAACATAACTTACTATGACCAAGAGGGAAATGTCTATTGTGGTAGAAGATATAAGTTAGTAGCTGATGAAACAAAACCTTGGTCATGGGAGTACCGAGAGTGCCATGCCTTATTAGATAAAAAATCACAGGGCGTTAAGACAAAAGAGATACCATTTTAGGAGATGATATGAAATTTACAAACAGTTGGAAAGAAAGACAGTCAGTACCAGACATGGCTGACGAGTGTATGCAAAAGTATTTTAAAAAGAATAATCTAATAGAAGGTGAGGACTGGATTAAACTTGGACCTGACCCTAAGCTAACACCAAACATGAAGAAGATGTGGATAGCATTACAGATAATATTAGTTCCAGACTATGTCTTTGTTATTAAAGACAAACTCTATATAGCAGAGGTTAAAGGAACTTTAAAGTTTAAAGGCAGTGACTATCAACATCTATCCGAGATGTATGAGAAAGCTAAACCGTATTCTAATGTTAGGGTAGGCATAACTTACTTTGCACATCCTGATGCTGAACCAGTGTGGTTATCATACACAAAGGTAACAACACAATGGAATGACGAAAGAATACCTATGAAGTTTTATCCAGAGTTAGATTTGCATGGCAATAAGAAACCATACAAGATATTATTAAACAATTAAAAGCCTACAAACACTAAGGTTTTACCCCTGCGAGGATGCTCTCAGACACGAGCAATAATCTTAGTGGCACTATGTGTTATAAGATTCTAAGGTTATCCCATCCTTTTTTGTTTATTGTGTATGTAAGGACACCAGGATGTGACCACATACCAGACCGAGCAGTAAAATCTATACTCTTATCTAATGACGGTGATTGAAACCAAGTTCTATCTCCCTGCTGCTTCGCTCTGAAGTGATGATAGTGACCAGTATTAAGTATCTGACACTCACCTGCAGGTAGAAAGCCATACATCTGACCCTTCCACCAATTTTCTACCTTTGCTTCTGCGTTACCACCACCACCACTCATGTGACCATGACTGAAGCCAGTCTTTATTCCTTTTATGTCTAACACCTGATGAAATCCAGTAGCTACATTGACTGCAACCTTACTGTATCTTTCTGGGTTAGCCTCCATAATCTCACCACAAATATCTAAGTGCATAGTATCAGAGTTGTCTAATCGTGATGTAGTTACCTGACCTTTACCAGACCTTGACATCTCACCATGATTTCCTGGTACCCCTGCGAGTACTAAGTTATCAGCATGAGGTAGGAATGTATCAATAGTTTTCATAATCAAACTTCTAGCTAATGCGTATTGTTCAATGAGTGATAGCTCTATGTTGTGTGGTTGTGAGTCGTAGAATCCATAACAGTTTTCAGTGAGGTCACCTAATCCTACCATGTATATCTCGTCTATCTTTACACCTGACTTACGCAACTCTTTGATTCTATTGACAGCATCTTGTAAAGCCACATCATATCTCTTGATTGTATTCTCAACTCCGAAGTCTTTCTTTCCTAGTTGCCAGTCAGCCATCAAAAACATAAAGGCAGTGTCTCCACCTAATGTTTTTCTTTTTAATGGTGCTTTCTTCTTAGCTTGTTTAAATAACTCTTGAAAGTATTTGTCGTGACCTGGTGATTTATGTTTTACTATTCCTTTAAACGCAAAGAATGTCTCTACTTGACCACCTTTTAGTTGTGTATTCCAACTGGATGCACGAACTTCACCAACGATTTCATATTTCTTTGGGTCGAATCCCCAGTCTCTAAGTATCTCATCGTACTTTGATTGGTAGTTTGGGTCAGTACCTACATGAGTAAGCTCACCCATACCTGTTTGTGGATTGATGTCATAGCCAGGCATCCATCCTGATTTGTAGAAATTATTACCTAGTTGTTCACTAGTATATTTCTTTTTCTTAGGCATACTAGCCTCCTTTAGCCCTGTAAGCTATCTAGTTATGTTTAAATGTATTACTTGCTAACAGATGAACTTCCACCAATTTGTTTTTTGGCGTAAGTTTTAATTACTGTTAACGCTGCACCACCACCTGCAAGAGCAGCTAACTGAACTACTTCAGCATCTACACCCACTAGTGGAGCGACAGTTAAAGCACCGATGAACGCTTCAATGAAGGTCCAACCAGTTCTTTCTAACATATCTTTGAGTTCTGCACTCATATATATCTCCTAGTTTATTAATCTACCTTTAATCATAGCATTAGTCTTGATGACATTACCGTTTATCTCTTGTAATTTATCATATACAGACTCAGCTAATATCAAATGGTCTTTAGCTTTATTATCTAAAGGTTTATTCTCCAACAAATTATTAATAGTATTGTATTTAATGCTAACTTTCTTACCTTGTAGTAATTGATTAGCCACTTTTGAATACATCTTCTTGTACGCCACAGCACTTGAGCCGATGAATCCGTCAGCAGATATATCTAAATCTTGTTGACTTTCTCCGACAATAAGACAGCCCGAGGTATGTTCATCGGTGTTGCCAGTATGTATCAGTATGTATGTAAAGTTAGGTACATTTTGTATGTGCAACATACCATAATGTGCGTTCTTATATCTCTCAGAGTACTTGGCATGAAAACCACCAGTCTTTCTAAACTCTACATCGTATGTACCCTCGGGTATGCAGGTCTCATGCATTACTTTGACTGCTTGATACTGGTCTTCTAGTGTATAACACTCAAAGATACCATCAATAAACAGCATCCCATTGGTAGCATCTTTGCCAAACTGAGTTCTAATAACATCTAACTGCAATGTTCTGACCCATATTTATAGTTACATACCTGTATGTATGTACCATTATCTTTTTGATTTATAAAACACATTACTCTGTACCTTCTTTAGGGTTTTCCCATGCTTCATTGTCTGCAGTAGTTATATCATCTGATACGAATTTACCTTCTTCATCTCTTGCTCTGACTTCTCCGTCTTTTTTTGCATTAAGATACAGTGGTATATTTGAAGATAACCCTGTAACAATAGGTGTCTCACCATTTAACATTACTGTTGGTGTAAAGACTTTCTTACCATCTTTTTCTATTGTTAACAGTTCCTCAATTAGATATTGTAATTTTTTGTCGGACATATTGTACTCTCACTTTCTAAATCCTATGGTTAATAACCATATAGCTAATGTAACTATTGTAGCAAGTCCTGTCACCTGTTGTGCAGAACCAGTCAAAGTTAATGTTGCAATAACTAAACCCACTAGAGTCCAACTAAGGTTTAATGTTTCCTTAATTGCTTCTATTATCCAGTTACCTAGTTGTTTAAACATTACCTCTCCTATATATAAAAGCAGCCATAGTAGCTATTCTAGTCAAAATTACTGGCACTACAACCTCTTGTGCTTTTTCCTTTTGGTCATTGGTCATGTCATCACCTATGTTTGCAATGGTTATATCACCTAAATTATTAAAATCTACGAAGGTCTCTATAGGATTTTCTATGAATGATTCGTAAGATATCTCTGTAACAACATCAGCAAGGGTGTAATTCTCTACATCAGCATTCTCTACAGCTCTTTCCACATACTCTTCTACTGCTTCAGCTATAACCTCGTCATCTTTAACAGACTCAGCAATGATAGCTACATCTTCTGCTTCTACTTGTAAGACTTCAGCTACAACTTCTATTTGTTCTTCAGTAAGTTCTTCAACATCTGCAATAGCTTCCTCTACAACAGCTTGTACTATCTCTTGTACTTCTTCAGTAGCTTGTTCTAGGTTTTGTACACCGACATCATTTACTTGTTCTAGTACTTCAACAACTTCTTCGACAGTAGCTTCTTCAACTACAATTTCTTCTACAATTTCTTCTACTTCAGCTACTTCAACAGCAACTTCTTCTTCAGTAAGTTCTATCTGTTCCAGGTCCTGTTCCTTGGGTATCTCTCTAACGACATCCTCGTCAACAACTTCCTGTATTGGCTCATCCAAAACTTCCTGGACATCCTCTTCAATCTCTTCATCTATAATCTCCTCTTCTATTTCATCTTGTATTGGTACTTCATCCACGATTTCGGTAACAATATCTTCCAAATCAAATTAAATAATCTCGAACTCAATAGGTAGTTCTTCAAACTCCAGTACCTCGATTTCAAATTCTTCCTCTTTTGGTGGGTCGAGTACAGTATCATCATCTTTAAGAATGATGTCATCCACATCTTCTTTATCTTTGACAGTATCTTCTTCAACAACAACTTCCTGTATCGGCTCATCCAAAACTTCCTGGACATCCTCTTTAATTTCTTCATCTAAAATCTCCTCTTCTATAACTTCAACTGGTATTGGTATTTCCACCACGATTTCGGGTGCAATGTCTTCCAAATCAAATTCAATAACTTCGAACTCAATAGGTAATTCTTCAAACTCCAGTATTTCATCTTCAAATACAATAACTTCTTCTTCAAAAATCTCCTCTTCGAGTATGTCGAGTACCACAGTATCATCTTCAAGAATGATGAGTTCCATTTCTTCTTCAAGTTCAAGTAACTCTTCCTCAGTAAGTTCAATGTATTCTTCATCAATAATCTCATCTTCATATTCTATAACTTCTTCTATTATAATAATGCAATCGCCACGCTCTATCTGTGCGTTAGTCATAAAGCAACCAAACATATCTTCATTATCTATACGCTCCTGGTCACGCTCTATGGTGCCATCATTGACATCAGCTTGTGTGTAAGTTTTATCAACACCTTCTACCACTATATCTACAATAATTTCTTCAGGTAATGGAGGTGGTGGAGGTGGTGGTATGTAAGGTTCTGGCTCAGGTTCTGGTTGAGGAGGTACAGTTGTAGTAGTTGTAGTAGTTGTAGTAGTTGTAGTAGTAGATGTAGTAGTTGTAGTAGGAATAGTACTTTCATCTATATACTGCCAGTACAAGGTATCTAATAAAGATATATCAGTTAGCGTTACAGCAAACGAAGTTATAAATTTGTCTGTATTAGCTTCATCATTGTTGTAATCAGTAAATGATTTATAAAAGTCATCATACATATTATCAAAATCAGAAGTGCTTTGACCAGATTTGTTTTCTGTTTCGCTTGTATTGTCTGCATAATTCCAAGTAACAGAGTACGCATTGTTAACTGCACCTATCATAAAACCTACTTCATATACATCTTCTGTAAATTCAAATAGATAAGTACCAGTTGTTATTCCTAATGAATTACCTGCCGTTCCATAGCTATCGTTTTCGCCTGTATAAATAAAAGCATTACTATTACCACCACTAACAGTCAGACCTGTTTCGTATGTACTATCTTCAAATCCTTCGTTAACTGTAACTTCACCAGGTACTTCATCAGCAAATGCAGGACTAGGTATTAATAAAAAAAGAGCTAGGCATATTCTAAGTAACACTGA